CGTGGAACGTGAGGCTTCGACAAAGCAGGGGATTATCTAAGTGAGCGGCCGTGTGCTCTGCCGCCGAAACGGCAAAATTTAATTAAGTCATAAATCGTATGGCGTATAATGCAAAGATGCATAGACGGATAAAACGACGCCCAAAAGCGTACTAGTCCAAACCGGAAAAACGATTTTTAGAGCGCTTGATGATGCGCCGAAAACAATCAAAGCAAACAAAGTGCGAGATAAAAAGTGATATATTTTATTTACCATACCCTCACATAAAAGCGTCTCCCGCATGGTACGCACTGTGAGTAGGCGGGCGGGAGACTAAATTTCGTAAGCTGTGCGCTTGTGCCGACAGAAATCTTTAGGCCGAGCCACACCAACAATTTATTAGGCGAATTGTCTGTAAATATTATACCACAAAGCAAGCAAAATAAAAAGACCCGCCATGATACGCATCGTTGAGAGGCTTGGCGGGTTCAGCATCCACCCTAATGCGCTTCTTCGAGAGGCTGGGTGGATTTGTTGGTATTCTTATACCACAATCAGTCCGTCACTACAAGCACAAGCGCTGGGCCGTTGACACTGACTGCTGCATCCTGATACGGTTCAACAACGGTCGCTTCTACGCCCTCACGCTTGCGAAGCTCTGTAACAAGGTCAACGGTCGGAACATTTTCGAGGTTCACGGTGAACTCCTTTCATCCAGCATTTTATCAATGCTTTTCAGCCGGTAGCCTACCGCAGTCCGGCTGTAATTGGTTCTGGCTGCAATGTCCGGCAATGGGAACCGCTCAACGTACCGCAGTAAGGCAATCTTACGGTCAACCCTCCCAAGCGGTGCGCTTTTGATGGCTTTGGTTA